ACAACGTCATCATTTGTAGCTCGTCGTAGTTGTTTAGGAAGATGTTCTTTCCATTGCTTAGTATAGCGTGTATCAACTGCTTCAATATCTACAATATGAATGGTCATTATTTTCTCCGTTGATTTATGTTTCGACTAGCATTACGGGCCTTTGCACGAAGCCAGCCTTGATATTTGTTATATGCAATCCAAACAGGTGCATCTGATTTATAAAGATCTTTTTCATTAAAGACCTTTCCTTCAAAGCGACAGTAGTCGCGGAATTTATCCAAATCGTTAAACACTTTGTTATATGCTTCACGGTTAAATTCGATTGCCATTTTGATGTTCTCTCTTTTATCAATGGTTAGGGTAATAAATTGAACAGCCATTTTCATTATCTTCAGCTACGCTGATTTCTACAAATCGGCCTGGGTACTTTGTAGAAATTTCCTTGTACAAGTCATCTGCGATCATTTCACAGCTCTTGTGATTTAACTCTAATACGCCTTCAACGTCATAGAGTCTTTGCATCCAGCGTTTAAACTGAATGAATTCAATGTCGCGATCATTATGAAATACTTCAATACGAACACGAAAGTGAAAAATGTGACGATGCGGAATGCCTAAGAATGATACATCATCCCAGTCGCCTGTTGCTAGTTTAGGATCAGTATCTGCGCCAGGGTACATATGTACACCTTCTTTATTAAAGGTTACCCAAATACTACGTTCTGCTTTATTCATTGCATTTTCTACTGCCATTTTTGCATCTTCCTCTCTCATTCTACGCCCCATATAATTATGATACGATTCATGTTGTTCATTCATATTACTAGTATACTTTCATTTAATAACTTTGTCAAGGCCATATTTTGTCCAATCAGTGAATTTTTCTCTATCCATTAAATCGTGCAAACTATGACACCAGACACCTGGGTTAGTTGCCTTAAAGTCTTTATCATCAATTTTAACCATTGTGTTATAGTTCCACAATTTAGCATAAGGCAATGGAATACGTAGTTGTGGAATAAAGTTATCATATTCTGTAAGACCGCTTTCAAGGAATTCTTCTGCGTAATTAATTGGAATATCTAAACTACATAGTTTACCAGCAGTTAAGAATGCCTTAATCATTCTTTCCCAACTAGTCCATTCCTCTTCGTTTAGCGGTTCAAATGAGTGATTAGCACCAAAGAAGATATGTTCACATTGTTCTTCTTCGTAATGTTTTTGTATTACGTCACATGGGTGTGTGCCTGTAACAAATAATGTTTTCATTCCATATGCAGGAGTCTTTTCAACTTCTACACCTGTAAAAAATATAGGAGTGTCACTTACTCCACTTTCGTAATCACGTTTCATTCTAAACCTTTTTGTACCAAGTATGCATTAATACGATGCATTTCATCTTTTAAATAAAGTTTCATAGTTTTCATTCTGCGCACTTCTTCAGTAACTGTCATATTATTATAACGTTCTTCTAACTCTGTGTCAAGCTCTTTATGCTTTCGTTGTAGCTCATCGTAGTGTGCTTTAAGTTTATCTTCAATGTTATCATAATTGCTCATCCTCAAGTTCCTCCAACTTAGTTTCGTCTAATTCTTCATCTTCAACTACTGTTTCTTCAATATCAAACAATGCATTAAAATGTGTACTAGCATTTACAGTCTTTTTACCAATAGCACCTCTAGTACCTGGAATAGCCATCCAAAACTTTGAATATTTTTCAATTAATTCTAGTGATGCTTCTTTTGAACCTGCGGAGAATATTTCCTCTACAACATCTCTAAATGTAATTCTATCAAACTGCTCTTGTATAAGCATCTTAGGTATAACACCTGCATCGTATTGTCTGTTTGCTTCTTGTACAGCATTAATGTGACTCCATACATTATGACCCATTTGAATAGCATAACTAAAACTATCCCATGATGTCTTTCCTTCTTTACCTATCTTATTTAGGTCTCCAGGTTTGTATGTGCATACATCACTTACAAGCATACCGTCTGTTAACGGCGAGTCTTCAAAGTTTTTAAATACACCATCTTGTAGTACAGCATCTTTAAACGTTCGTGTATCAGTTGCGTATTTCTTATCGTCTACACTTGGAACCATTCGATATGTCCACTTACCTCTATCAGGAGTTTCATTTTGAATGTATACTTGTCCGTTAGCAGTTGCTAAGAAAGGTGAAGCACAATCAAATGTAAGCATCATATTAGGGTTGTAATACTTGCGTATAGCACGTTGTATATCAGTTAATAGTGTAGCCCACTCTAGTTTAGATGTGCCTAAGAAGTGCATTACATCGTGTACACCTTGTTGTAGTAGGTTATCATAATGCAATGTAACTATGCGTTTAAGAACCAAATGCACATCGCACATGTTCTGTCCACCCATTGACCAACCATTAAAGTGTGTGTCAGGATACTTAGTTGTATCGCAATAGTCTTTCATCTGCTCGTACCAATCATCTGCATCTGTGTGATTCTCACCTTGCAAGACATTTAACAATTTACAAGCACCTGTTCTATGCTTCATCCAGTAGTCATTGTTGATGCGTGTTGCCTTAACTGCTTCTTGATATGTACTAATACCTGTTGCTTTTGCACCTTCAGGTGAACGTGCTACCCAGGCCGGAATATCAAGTATCATTCCATAGTCCATGTAAGCGTCCATCCAACGCAATACACCATCTCTTTTCTTTTGTGCTTTAGGACAATTAGGATCTTTCCAATCGCCTTCCCAAACACCTTTACCAATTTGGAAGCCACCTGAGTCACCTAGTAACCAAGTGTTTTCTCTATCTCTATTACGCACCATATCTTCTTTAGGTACAATCTTATTTGTATCTAAGTCAGCATGTCCTGCAGAATAGAGTGTCCACTTATAAGTGAACGCTCCTTCTTTTGCATTGAGATAGTTAAGACTTTCTACACCATTGTTCCAGTTAGCAGGAATACGTGTATCTTCGATATAAGGACCTTTAACAGGATCAGGAAAGCGTTGCTTGCCTACATATGTTGCATAGAAGCCGCTCAATGCTGGCAAAAAATGTGCGTAGTCGTTTTGTGATGCTGTTAAGTCTTTATTCATTTTTATCCTTAATGTGCTTATAGTCTAAGTAACTAGAGCACCATTCGTAAAATTGTCTATCTGTATCAGGCCAACACTCAGAAAATACTTTATCTTTTTTACGCATTTCTCTAAAATCTTTTCTAGCCTGTTTTTCAGTTATCATATATTACTTGCTTTGTGCTGGAAGAATATAATCGTATTTGACCATACCACTGTCAACTGTAATCATCATAGCACCTTGATCACTAATGCTCATTGTTGCATCGCCGTCAAGTCCTAAGATTGCTTGTACTTGTGCTACTGGCCAACTCCATGTATGTGCCAGTGTATTTTCTACACCATGCTGGAATACAAACTCACCTGCGTGTGTACTTGCATCGCCAAAGCTGAATACTAAGTTACCATCAGTAGTTCTTACATTGAATGTAGGCTCTTCGTTATGTGCCGCACTCATCAACTTCATACGTGCAATACTTGCCATGCTTGGTGTACATGTAACAGTCCAACTTGCACCTTTAAACTTAACAGTCTTTAGTTTTTCTTCAATGATTGCTTTGTTCATAAAGCGATAATCATTTTCAAAGTCACCTGCTGCGTTTTCAAAGTGAATGTGTGTTGGAATAGTTTCTCCATTACGTTCTGCTTCAATAACGTCAATCTTAGCATCTTTTTGATACTCTGGATTCTTTAAGTGTAATGCTAACTTATCTAAGTTAGGCATACCAAACGTGCCTTTAAATTCAGCAACAGGTGTATGTGTTTCAGCACTTAAAATTACACTGCGGTCTTCAGCCATTGAATCAATTGCTGTACTATTTTCGTTGCTCACTTTAACTAGCGACAAAAATCCTAGCGAATGTGTGTGTGCAACAATGTCTTGTAAAATGTCTTTCATATGTTTTCTCCTATTTCAAGTTTTATTATATTATCTTTTGGCAAAGATGTCAAGTAGTTTTCTACTGAGTATTTAGGTTTAAAGCCTAAGGTCTTTATTTTTTCCATATTTGCACAAGTCCAATTGCGTTCATATGGTGTATTTAGGCGGACAGGAAGATCTGGAGCAAAGTCTGACACTTTGTAAGGGTGTCCGGATCCAATATCAATTGTGCCTGTATACTTACTTTTCATACATAATTGTATTGCTGTGCATAAATCTTCAATATGTATAAAATCTCTGTAATGTGTTGTTGTATATTCTAGTTCACCATCTATTAGCTTTTGCAAAAACATTCCTTGTCTAGGTGTACTTGAGTACACTGTGTGGAATCGCATGCCTAGTGTATTATGATATCTCTCTGCAGCTTCTTCTACAACATACTTACTTGCGGCATACGGGTTTAAATCGGGCTCATAGGCGCTACTAGAGCTTGCATAAAGCACCCTTGTATCAGGATAACGTGCAAACAAGCGTTTACTTGCTTCTACGTTATTACGCCAGTATCCTGCAGGATCATTAATGCTTTCACGCACTCCGCTTTTGCCTGCTAAATGTATAATCAAATCAAACTCTTCATTAAACTCACATGTAAGTAAATCTTGACTGTTACCGTCTTGTAGATCAATTCCTACAACGCTATGCTCTTTTTTAAGTTTGTTTAATAAATGACTTCCTATAAACCCTTTATGTCCTGTTAATAGAATTTTCATATTAATAACTCCCATGTATTTTCCCAATCACTTACTTGGTGTGTTGAACTGTTACCACGTTCCCACAGTGCTTTCTTTAAAGAGTAGTCATTACCACCTTCAAACATTGCATCACCAAAAAAGTGTATAGTATCTTCTTCTTTAAAGTCTCTTAGTATCTGTGACTTATCTGCACCACGTGGGGCAATATCAATACCAGTTTCACCACCTACGGTTGCTTGTAAGTCAGGAAACATCATATTAAACGCCTCGGCAATTTTGATACGCTCTTTATTTTCTTCATCAAAGTCTGCATATTGTTTGCGTTCATACAATGACGCATTACGTCCTACAACACTAAAGTTAACCATGCCACTACGTTCTTCGATATGATTACCTGTGCGTATACTAAATGGACTTTCGTACTCGCAACTAATTAAAAATGTTCTTGCTAGATCAGGCAATGTCCATATACTTTTAAGTATACTATTGTCACCTTCCCAAACATCACTGCCTGAACACTGGTAAACACGTTTACATCTATTGTATATCTTTTCACCTACTTGCTCAACAGTTTTAGGTTTGTCGCTACCAGTAACTAGATACACGTCATTAGCTAAACAAAAGTTTTCAAAAAACCGTTCGAATTCTTTGTTAATTAACCCACGACTAGGTGTAAGTGTTCCGTCTACATCAAATATAAATTTATTCACAAACTCTTCTCCGTAAATCACTTGTACTAAAGCGATGATCTCTTTTGTTAAAATGCAATTCTATATCACGTTTTCGACAAATATCTTTGCCTGTGAAATCTTTATCGCGATATTCTTCTCCTAGTATACGTACATCTATTGGGTACATACTAAGGATGTCTTCTAAATCAGCTTCAGTGCCGTATGGAATAATTTCATCTACATACTCAACACCTTTTAATTGTGTATAGCGTTCCACTACAGTTTGTATTGGTGCATTCTTTTCTTTTCTATCTATACTAGGATCAACCTGTAATCCGCATATAAGATAATCGCATTGTTCTTTTGCTTCACGCAACATAATTACATGTCCGGCATGTAATAAATCAAACGTACTACAAGTAAATCCTACTCTCATTTTTGCCATACCCAATTTAACTTTCCTAAATGTAATACTGGATCACCTGATACTTTAAAATTAAATTTATTTTGAAAGTATTCTATTTTTTGTTCGTTCCAAAAATATTTTTGTGGATAATCTTTTACATCCTTTTCAGTAACATCATGATCTGAAATTTCGATCATAAACAAATAACCAGTTTCAGTTAACCATTTATACATAAGTTCTAAATTACTTTGTATTATTTCTTTATTTCCAAACCCTAAACTTCCAAAACAAATTATTGCATCTGCACTATTAGGTTTAAACACATTATCCATATCTTGATATGTGCCTTTATAATCAGCTTCGTTGATATCTCTTACATCAAAGCCTTGTAAGTTTTGAATATAATATTTAAATATATTTTCTCCGCACCCAGCATCTATAACTAGTGCAGGATTTCCACTGTTAATAAAGTCGATAATACTTTGAAACCCACTAATGTCTTTGTTAGACTTAAAGTCTTTATATGCATTAATTACTTGAGTTTCGTAGTCTGTATTCATACAAGTGTACTCCACTTTTTAAGTTTTTCTTTCTTATACTCAACTCTTTCTTGTAGGTCTTCCCATTTAACTACATCATTATCAACCATTAAGCCTATCATACATAACACATCACCTACTTCTTCAGTAAGTTTTTTAATCTGCTCATCATCTGCTTGATCAAGTGTTTTATATTTTCGCATCATTTTTGAACAACGTTGTGTAAGTTCTCCACACTCTTCCATTGTGATACACATTAACTGTTGTAAATGGTTTATAGGACTATTTTTCAACATGTCTACTCCCGTCAAACACACATACAAAGTATAGTTCTTCATGCATGCCTGCGTGTACACGATGGTATACACCATCTTCAATTAGTATTACATCACCTGATTCGACTTTGATCATTTCTTCATCAAGTTCCATTTTACCTGTACCTTCAATAAAATAATATACTTCTTCTTGTCCAGCATGTGAATGACCACTTGTTGCTTTACGTGGCTGTAATCGTGTACTACTTACAACAAGATTGTTTAGAGTTGTATTGTCTTTAACAATATATCGTTCATCTTGCTTAACAACTTTGCCGCCTATATCACTTATGTTAACTTTCATATTACTCTCCAAATTCAAACAAACTACCAAATGTTGTGTCTTGTTTTGTATCCTGCAACGGATAGTTAAGCACACCAATTAAGTTATCTAGTTTATTATCAATAATTGTTTCTGCCATAGCCGCATCATCAAACGGAAGTTCTTTGAACCAATCCGGAATACGTAATTCATCTGTAGGATACGCAACACTGGTATACCCTAGTGGGTTTGCTTTTAGTTTACAAACAATAACTTTCATACCATCTACAATCTCTTGCGAGTACTTGTCTCCGTTCATACGTTTGAGTGTGTTCCAGTTAATACTTGCTCGAACGTGTCCAGGCATATTTGCCTTGCCTTGCTTTTCTTCTAAGCGCCTGTAGTGTCCAACTTTGTTTGCACGTTTTGGAGCACCTTTCTCCCATCCTGGACGTTCACTAAACTCCTTACGGAATTCTGTAATACGATCTAGTATTTGTTTTTGTGGAATATCTGTAAGCACCATTAGTAGTAGTTCACTTAGGAATTGTTGCATAAACACAGGAGTATCTGATCTACGCAAGTCTAAGCCCATTGCTTTTACTTTACCTGGTTTGTCATCTGTGTCGCTTCTAAAACCTTCAATGTCATATACTAGTGCCGCATAACGCTTCTTAGTAATAAACAATCCGCTTTGTGCAACAATCTCTCTAGCCGCCGCAATAACATCTGATCTACTCTTAGGACAATGAAATGCTTCTAACATAAACTTTGGAAACGTAGTATTTGCCGCTTCACATACTTGGTCGTACAATGTAATTACGTTGTCTTTGTCCCATGGAATGTTACCTGCATCAATTTCACTTTTAAGTGTAGGATATCCACTAAAGTAACAAGAGTCAGTATCACCATATATCATTGCTTCACCAACGTGATCATACGTACCTGTAATAACCTTGTTTACTTCTGCTGACATGTGTTTAACAATAGTACGTCCTGTAAGTGTTGTACTCTGTCCGATACGTTTATCAAAGAATCTACAACCAGGATTAAGAATAGCACCATACAAACTGTTCAAGTTAATCTTCTTAACCAACTGTCGTTTGTCCCAGTACTCAATCTCTGCAGCATTGCCTGCGTCCTTTGCTTTCTTTAACATCTTCTGCATGTCTTTACGTTCAGCATACCAACGCTTTAAAATACCCGGAATAACACCTTCAAACTGTGTTGTAAAAATTGTGCCGTTTGAACTAAGCATCCAAGGTTGCTGACTATCAAATACTGCTTTGTATATTTCAGCACCACTTAGTACATCACTACCACCAGACTCCCAGTCAATAGTTAGTGCAATATCACGCTTTTGTTCCATGACTGCTTCGTATTCTTCTGTACTAAAGCGTCCTTCCCAAGACCCTGCAAATGACTTCTTTTTAAGCGTCATATCTTCGTGTACACGGGCTTCGCTTATGTCTGGGCGTATTTGCCCTATGATAGTTTCAGGCGCCATATTAAGGGCTCTAATAACACTAGGATACAGTGAATTCAAATCCATTGAACCAATCCATTTGTGCAAACCCTTCTTTGGAAATGCAACATAAGCACCAGCGGCTTGTGTGTTCTCTGTGTCGTCACGTTTAGGTCTGTTAGGAACTTGTAAGCCTCTGTTATGTGCTTCGTTAATAATACCTTGCTCTGTAACAGCAACAGCACCCATAGTGGTCTGTAACAAGACTGTATTCTCGTGTGCAACAGTATTACTAAGATCAATAAATCTTAGTTTTTTGTCCAGCTTGTCCAGTAGTGCGGTATCTTGTATGTTGTATTCGATGAACTTTCTAAAGTCATTGTTGTACAACTGATCCAAAGTGCCTTCATAAGGGACTTTGTTTTCACCAACTTCGATTTCGCCAATAGCATCAAGCCTGTAAGTGTGTCGTTCTTCATATGTGTATTTACGATATAATTCCAAACTATCTAAATGCACTCTGCCTATTAGGTCAAAGGTAACAGCTGATTTACCATACTTTTCATATTCACGTTTCTTAGGTAACTGACCCCACAGACAAAAACGTCTAGTGTCGTCTTTGCTTAGTACACGACTAGTTCTGTTTACAGTATACGGAATATCATAACCTTCACTGTTCCAACCTGACAAAATATCAGCATCTTCAATTAGTGTTAAGAACGTGTCAATCATGTCACCTTCTTTTTCAAACAACATTACATTGTCAATGCCTTCTAGTTCTTTTTCAGCTTGTTCCATTGTAAGTGTCTTAGGCGGAACTGCCAAACAGACCATTGTCTCCATCCACTGTAAGTATACACTTATAGATGTGATAGGCATAAACGGATCTGCAGGATCAGCAAAGCCACGCTCTGGATCAAAGTCTGTCTCAATATCAAAGAAAGCAATGTTTAGTTTAGGAGCATCTTGATTAAGATAGTTTTCACTTAAACATTGAAAAATAGGATTAATGTCGCTTTCGAATAGTTTTTTATCTCTGTTGATAGCAACTTCTTTGCGAAAGTCTTTTGTGTTCTTACATACAATACGTGTTAGAGGATCACCAAATACACTCTTGTACTTGCCTCTTTCGTCTTTATAATAAAATGTGTATTTTGCATTATACTCGTGATAATGTCTTTTTCCGTCTTTGCGTTCAACTACTCTGATTATATCAGAGTCGCGATCAAATAGTGCGTCTACGTAACTCATATGTCTCCTTCGTTGCTTATGGCCAACTTAACCTTCTACATGCCTAGCTATTGCTATTGGCGTTATTAATACTTATTAAAACAACAAGCCCGCAACATAAATTACGGTTAGTCCTGCGTTCATTACAATAAGACTTTTTTCTTTCCATAGAACACCAACAAGTATCCATAGACTGTTGCTAATAATGAATGCCCAAATGTACAAAGGGTAAACATTAAATGCGGCTAGTGTAGCGGCTGTCAATAAACATATTGTAGCCACCCACGCTAGCCATTGATACGGTTTTACCACCATCCAGCAGCCACTCCGTATCCAAACACGTTAATAACAGCAAAGTATCCTGTTAGTAACATAACCCATGCCGCACCTCTTCTAACGGCGGCATAACACTGTGTAATCGATCCTACAAAAAAGAACGGATAGATAATTAACATATTAGGATCTCTAGCATTAAACGCTAATGTTAAACTAGCGGCTACTGTAAAGATAAAACTAACAAGTTCAAATGCAAATGCAATTTTGTCACTTTTATAACTGTTGATCCAAAAGTCTTTTATTTTTTGCACTAGACTTTATCTCTTCCTACTGTAGCTACTAGTGTTTCTAAGTCATCAAACTCATCTGCAACTTTTAACCATTCGCCTTTTTGTGCAATCTTAATTGCTTTGTTAATTAAACTAGGTTTTACATCTAATTCTTCTGCTACTGCTTTTACAGTATCTTTCAAACCTGCATTTAGGTCTTCAATCTCTTGCAATACTGTTACGCCTTCGTTAACAAGACGCTCAAGTTTTGCTTTTTCTTCTGCACCATAGGTACGTTCACTCATAATTTACTCCTTGTAGTTTAAGTATATTATACGTTATTTTTTAGTAGTTGTCAAGTATTATTTTTGCTTTTTTTCGTCAAGCATTTTAAGAAGCTGATCTTTGATAGATTCGTTCTTTTTGGCGTTTTTGGTTGCTGTTGCATACATAACTGCTTCTGCATCTTTGCCATAGCGATCCTTGAAATCGCTTTTGTTTTTCTTCA